GTCCTGCTCGTTACGCTTCCGATTGTAAGGAACCGCATCGAGTGTGAATCCCATATCTGGACGAGAGTTACGAGGACGAGTCGGGAAGGGTTCCGGGTGTCGATTGATCCATGCTCGAATCTCTGGACTGAACCAAGGTGTGCAATAGATGACCTCGTTGCGCCATCTCAATTCCGCTTCACCCAGAGGATGAAATGAAGGTTTCAAATCCCATATTTCGCCACTATTTGGACGCTTCTCTTTCTTAGCCTTATCAGCCATTTGATGTATCTCCGTAGAGGGTTAATGATAGAGTGAGAGTCTTGAACGTCTTTAATGAAATGTATTGGTTTTTCATATGTTCTCTCTGTTGAGGAGCACGATTGCCCCTCACCCAAGGGCGGGGCGAGCGCGCGGACGTAGAGAATATATGAAAAACCTACTAGACCTAGTTCATTATTCCCTAAGGGAACATAACACTCTATCATTCCCCTCGATGATCTAGCAAGGCGTAATATGGGATGCACATGCAGGAATAGATATCCTCTGTGCACGCACACACGAGGAATTGAGATGGTGCCATCGAAGACTACGCACCTCCGGATGGTAGGGCTTCAGGTAATCAGAGGCTAGGTATATAGACCCCTATAGACCCCCTTTCATAAATATATAATATATATATATTCTCCTCATACAGCGAAGGGTAATAAACACTACATAAGCGAATCATTATGAAACATCTAGAGAATACAACCTATCTGCGGCACCTACAGTTTGCTTGGTCAACTTCTGGCAAACTACTGTTATTGGTATTGGTGGGGTTAATTCATGGTATTTTTCCATTTATATTCCCTACATACGTATCTTCTAAAGTGCATCATTTAAACACTGTGTTTGCTGACCACGTAGGGTAGCTAGGGGTAATACCCTAAAATCGCTTAGAGAGGCTATTTGGGGGCTTATATGGCAGATAAAGGAGATTGGAAGAAGAGGGAGCGAGATGTTGAAGAAGATTACAAGTTTCTGACTGGTAATAACTGGACGATTGATGAACTGTTGAAGTTAAGAGAAGAAGACCCCGAAGCATTTAGTCTTCTGATGGATGAATATTTCTGGAGTAATCTAAGGGTTCCCGGTAGAAGCCCAGAGGTGGAGAAAAAATTCTTTAAGGATAAGGAATGGTTGGAGTATTATGGCTCTCCTCCGGGTACAATGATGAAGTTACCGGGCTATGACCATGACCCAGCAGAAGGTTATCCAAGGGATGAAGCGACAGTACAAGGCGTAGCTGATGACTGGTATAACTCTGTCTACGACAGGCTGCGCCAAAAGCAAACACAAGAATTTGTGGGTGATGTGCATAAATTTGAAGAATACAGGAGAAAAGAGAGGGAAGGAGTAGATAATCTTTTCGATGATATTGAAGCAGAGGACAAACTAGGTGGCTTGTTGTCCTTCTTAGCAGAGAAAGGGGCAAAAGGAAGTAGATTATTAGGTGGGGCTGGGATGGCCTTATACCCATCCAGCACTGCTCTTGATGAGGATGAGGATATTGCTCTAATGCGTCAGATGCAGAATGAATTACGGAGAAGAAGGCGCTAATGGCGTACACCAAAGCAGAGACAAAGGCACGGAAGAAACCCGGTGGCTCTAATGTAGGTGAGTACCGTAAGGTCAAATCATCTGATTTCTGTGGTCCTGCTGGCGGTGCACCAAAAGGCAGCTTTCCTGTCAACACATTGGCAAGAGCAAGATCAGCCCTTAAACTAGCACACAATGCACCTAATCCTTCTGGGATACGGTCATGTGTACTGCGTAAATACCCACAGTTAAAGTAATGGCAAAGAGAAAGAGAAAACCCCCTAAGACGCCGATACCCAAAAGGTATCAGCAATATGATACTGGTTTCAATTTAACACCTCAGACCGCTAGTGAGGTTATGGGGGATATTGAGGCTGAGTTTGCTTGGTTAGAAATGGCTCGTAAGCGTATGGAGGATTTGGGAAACCCAGAGAATAGAAATGTGACCCACGACGTTCCGGGGGATCCAATAGATTGGACAGAAGTTATGAAGCATGGCCTTAGAGGTGGCGATCCAGCAAGAACTTATGGTATAGGCGCTGCGATGCCGTATTTCGATACTGGTGGGGATGTCGAGGGTGTCTATGGTCACATACGGGGAATGGATCATGGAGGTAGACCCGAAGGTATGAAACCCGGACCAAGCCCTATTGCGTTGAATACCCAGACATTACAAGGGCATAATATACCTCGACCAGATGTGAATACACATAGATCGCAGAGAAACAGGCAAGCAGACTTTAATTGGATGCAGGATGCGAGTGGTAAGTGGCATGAAGCATCACGTAAAGTACCTATGATTGATACTCTTATGCACGAACTAGGTCATAGATCAGTAGATTACGGGTACCCACAAGGTCCGGGAAACAGCAAAGCTGACTTTGTCGGCCACGGAGGTTACGATACTCCTGAACATAGGATGATCCGCGCTGCTACAAAGCGGAGGGGTTATCATGCTGCCGAGGATAGAAAAGCGGCGCAGGACTACGCAAACTATATAGGTAAGGGGTATGGAGATTGGGATAGTAAGGCACAAAAGTTTAAGAAAAGCAAAGAAAGCACTAGCACTGTCGCAAAACAGCAACTAAGGGCTATGCGAAGACATGCAGACAAGATGCAAGAATTACGGAAGATAGAAGAACTAAAGAGGTTACGGTACGAAGCATTACGAAGGAATAAAAAAGAACAAATAAAAGGATTCTTTGATCCAGACCCTAACAGATGACAGACAGACAAGATAAATTCATACAGCATTATGCAGAAACAGGTAACGCTACCCAAGCGGCTATCCATGCTGGCTATTCTCAAAGAACAGCGAAACAACAAGGTTATCAACTAAAAGAGCAGCTTAGACCCTTGATCGCTGAGAAGACTAAAGAGGTACTTGCAGACAAGGTACCTAATATGTTAAACTTGTTAACAACTATAGCGGAGACATCTACCAGTGACTCTGCTAGGATATCAGCAATCAAAGACTTACTCGACAGAGCGGGACTCAAACCTATTGAAAGGATTGAACAAACCAATATCGAATCCATGAGCGATGAAGAAATCCAAAGACAAATCGACAGCCTTATTAAACACTAAAGACAAAGATTTACTGCTTGACCTACTCCAAGTCCAACGGGCTAGGGAGAGGTACAATAGAATAAATTTTTACGATCCTTATCCTTATCAGTTAAAGTTTCATCTAACAGGACAAGATTGTAACCAAAGATTACTTATGGCGGCTAACCGCATAGGTAAATCTTATTGCGGTAGTGCAGAAATGTCTTATCATTTAACGGGTTTATACCCTGATTGGTGGGAAGGAAGGGTATTTAAACAGCCTATTGTTGCATGGGCTGGTGGTGTATCTAACGAAACCACGCGAGATATAGTACAATTTGAATTATTGGGTTCCCCCGATGACCCTGAGGCTTTCGGGTCTGGTACGATTCCAAAAGATTATATAGTAAAAACGGAACGCAAGCCCGGAGTACCTAATGCTAAAAGTGTAGCGTTGGTAAAGCACGTTTCTGGTGGGAACTCTTCTTTACATTTTAAAGCCTATGAAATGGGTGTGGAGAAATGGCAGGGTAGGTCAGTTGATTGTATATGGCTTGACGAGGAACCTCCCCGTGATATATACTCCCAAGCGGTCACAAGGACGCTAGATCGCAAAGGCATGGTTTACATGACCTTTACCCCTGAAGCGGGGATGACTGAAACCGTCGCTTCTTTTATGAATAGGCTGCAACCCGGACAGGCTCTCGTTAATGCAACATGGGATGACGCAGCAGAGAAGATCGTATCTATGCGCGGCAACGGGGGCCACCTTAATGAGACTGTTATGGAGCAGATACTCTCCAGTTACAGCCCTCACGAAAGAGAGATGCGGAGGTATGGTAGACCCTCTATAGGCTCTGGTCTAGTCTTTCCAGTAATGGAAGAGAAGATTATGATTGATCCTATTATATTGGAGGATCATTGGCCTAGAATATGCGGTATTGATTTCGGATTTGACCATCCTACAGCTTTAGTTTGGTTAGCGTTTGACAGGGATGAAGATATTTATTATGTATACGACTGTTACAGGCAATCAAAATCCCCACCAGCAGTACATGCCGCTCAAATTAAAACTCGTCCTAGTTACATCCCTATCAGCTGGCCCCATGATGGCAATAGGAGAGATTCTATGGGAAATCCCGGTTTGGCTGACCAGTATCGTAACCTTGGGTGCAATATGCTACACTCTCATTTCGAGAATCCTCCTGCATTGGGGCAGAACAAAGGAGGCAATTCTGTTGAGGAGGGTATAATGTCCATGCTGCAACGTATGGAGGATGACAAGTTTAAAGTGTTTTCAACCTTATCTGATTGGTGGGAAGAGTTCAGGATGTACCATAGAAAGGGTGGAAAAATAGTACCTTTCAGGGATGATCTAATGTCTGCTACTCGTTACGCTGCAATGGCAACTCGCTTTGCTGTTTCCGGGTCAGACCCTACATGGACAAAAGAATTAGAGTATAAACAATATGGTATTATATAATGGCTGAAGAAATGACTGAAGACGAACTAAAGGCGCGCATAGATGATGAACTTCGCGCATCTTTAGGATATTTTTCAGATGAGTTATCCAAACAACGTGAGATGGCTATGGAGTACTACTACTCACTACCGTTTGGAAACGAGATAGAAGGTAGATCACAGTTTGTTGACTCTACTGTACAAGATACCATAGAATGGATAAAACCATCCTTAATGCGTATTTTTGCATCCGGTGATGAGATGGTTAAGTTTAATCCTATAGGGCCAGAAGATGTTGAGATGGCGAAGCAAGCTACTGATTATGTGAATCATGTATTTGTTAAGGATAATTCTGGTTGGGAAATACTTTATTCATGGTTTACCGATGCTTTACTACAGAAGAATGGTATAGTAAAAGTATGGTGGGATGAGTATCCAGAGTCTACGCGAGAAGAGTATCATCGCCTAACTAATATGGAGGTAGAAGCATTACTATCTTCCCCAGATTTAGAAGTAACTGAGCATACTGAATATCTAGAAGGCGAAGAAACTTATAATGATCTAGTTGTTATAAGGAATGACTATAACGGTCGTGTAAAGATTGAGAATGTCCCACCCAGTGAATTCCTAATTTCCAGTGAATCCAAAACTATACAGGATGCAAAGTTTGTTTGTCATCGTGTACAGCTTACACTGTCTGATCTACGGGAGATGTATCCAGACGAAGATTTAGATCCGGAAGACTTAGGTGGTGGCGATGATGGTATGGAAGCATACTCCCCTGAAAGATTGGCTCGTTATGAGTATGATAAGACAGCTAGTAACTGGGGTGGTATAAGTACATTCAGTGGTTCTGATGACTCTTTGAGAGTCTATTGGTTGCATGAAAACTATCTAAAGGCTGATTGGGATGGCGATGGTATTGCTGAGTTACGTAAGGTTTGTACGGTAGGCAACAAGGTTCTACAGAATGAAACAATCGATAGTAAGCCCTTTGTTTCGATTACTCCTATAAAAATACCTCACAAGTTCTTTGGGTTATCTGTCGCTGATCTTGTACTCGATCTGCAATTAATAAAAAGTACATTGATGCGAAACCTCATGGACAATATGTATAACCAGAACTTTGGTAGGTACGCAGTCCTTGAAGGTCAGGCGAATCTAGATGATTTGCTAACCCAGAGACCCGGTGGTGTGGTTCGCGTGAAGTCTCCTAATGCAATAACGCCATTAGCCACTCCATCATTAGAACCCTATAGTTTTCAAATGCTTGAGTACCTAGATACTATTAGAGAATCTAGGGCTGGTGTGGGTAAAACAACTCAAGGATTAAACGACAAAGCATTAACCTCGCATACTACGGCTTCTGCTGTTAATTCCGTAATGACGGCAGCACAAAGTAGGGTAGAACTTATTGCAAGACAGTTCGCAGAGACAGGCGTAAAGGATCTAATGCGGACTATCTATGAATTACTACTGAAGTATCAAGACAAGGAACGTGTAGTTATGTTACGGAATCAGTGGGTTCCTGTTAGACCTGATGCTTGGAAGGATAAGACAGATTGCACGGTATCTGTTGCTCTTGGTCATGGTAATAAAGAACAACAGCTTATGCACCTTTCGTCAATGTTAAACTTTGCAGGTGATGCTATGCGAGGTGGATTAAAAATTGTTACCGAAAAGAATATGTACAATCTTGGCGCAGCTTTGATACGGAACATGGGGTTTCAGAATGTTGGTGATTTCTTGACTGATCCTGATACAGTTCCGCCAGAGCCAGATCCAAGAGAGCAAATGGCCCAAATGGAGATGCAGAACAAGAAGGCCGAATTGGAGATTAGAGCGGCAGAGGTACAAGTGAAGGCGCAAAAAGTCCAGCAGGAAGCTGCTGAGATGCAGATTGACGCCCAACTTAAAGTCGCTGAACTTGACTTAGAAGCTAAACAAAACAGGCCTGTAGCCTTAGGATAAAATGACACCCGAAGAACGAGAACGAGAGGCTAAGTTTCTTCTCGATAACCCGATATTTGTTGAAGCATTTGAAAAGTTAGAAGAAGAGTTGTTAGACCTCTGGAAAATGTCAGGGTCTACAGATATCGACCAACGAGAATCTTTCTGGTTGGCCGTTAGACTGCTTGATAGGATTAGAGTCCATATACAGTCCATTGTTGAAACTGGACACATGGCTAAAATTCTAGAAAAGCAACACCCACATATCTAGAGGAGATTTGTTATGGCGGATACGCAAGAAGCCCCGCAACTGCCGGAATCGGCACCAGCAGAGTCTGGAAGTGTTAGTCAGGCTCAAAACGCAATTCTTGGTTTATTGAATTCTGAAGAAGAACCACCAAAACAACCAGAAGAGCAACCTTCCGAAGAAGAGTCTGAAGAGGAATCTGAAGATGAGCAACTGGAGGAAGCAGAAGAGGAATTAGAAGCATCTGATGAAGATGAAGAAGAGGACTCTGAGGAATCTGAAGAAGAGGTCGAAGAAGAAGAACCTGATCTTTACGCTGTCACTATTGATGGCATGGAGCATGAGGTTACCTTTGATGAATTGATAAAGGGGTATTCTCGTCAATCAGATTACACAAAGAAAACTCAAGCGCTTGCAGAACTCAGGAATAGTTTTGAAGAAGCAAAATCTCGTTATGAGACAGAACTTCCAGAATTGCAAGGACTGAAAGAGCAATATGTACGCAATCTTGGCGAAGTAATTGAAGGGTCACTGAGTGGTCTGGAGCGTTTCAATATAGATTGGAATGCTTTACGAGAAGAGGATCAGTCAGAGTATCTACTTAAACGTGAAGAATTTAGGCAAGCACAGGAACACATTCAAGGTTTGCAGCATCGAAAGCAGCAGGAGGAAGGTCAACTCCGGCAGCAAATGTCTGAACAACATAGAACTTTCGTAGCAAGTGAACATGAAAAGTTAGCGCAAAACGTTCCTGAATGGCGTGAAGCCAAAACCCGAACTGAGTTAGGCGCTCAACTTAGGGAGTATGCTTTAACCCAAGGATTCGTCCCTGAAGAAATCGATTCTTTAGTGGATTCACGTTCCTTTATCGCATTGATGAAGGCTATGAAGTATGATGCTTTATCAGGTTCCAACATAAAGGCTAAAAAAGTTAAAAACAAGCCTAGAGTTGTGAAGTCTGGTTCTGGCTCTACAAAAAAACGAGTAGCTACAGCACGTACAGCAGCTTCCATGAAACGGCTTAGAGAGTCTGGCGGCATCCACGATGCGACTAAACTTTTAGAGGATTTTATAGACATTTAAACTAGGGAGGACTGCATTATGACAGTTCCAACAGATACTAGGGAAACCTATGGTGCCATTGGCATTAGGGAAGACCTATCAAATATTATATATAATATCAGTCCAATGGACACACCATTTCTTAATGGTTGTGGACGTGGAACCGCTGATAACACTC